CACGATTGATTAGAACTGCTAGAGCAGCATGTTCGTCACCAACGAATGTTGCAGTACCACTTACAGTAGCTTGGTTGAAAGTAAATTCACTTGCAGCTAGTGCACGTAGGCTGTATAGGATTTCTTGATCGATTTCAGCAGTGATTTCTTGTGCCAAAGCTGCCATAATTTCAGCTTCGATATCTAGACCATGCATTGCTTGAGCGTCTTGAGCAGCTTCAAAAGTCCAACGTGCTGATAACTTACGAGTCTTAGCTTCAACAGGTTGCTTTAGAATCTGAACGTTCAAACGACGACCTGGTGTGCCTTCAAGTGCAGCAGTGAAACCAGCACGACCGTCTGCGCTATTAACGCCTGATGGAGCGCCTGAATAACCAGATGCAATCTTGAATGGTGAAAGTGCTTCGTCATTGATGTTTGCATTGGTACCAAACTGTCCAGTACCATTGCTTGTGAAGCTATCTGCATAGCGAACACGTAGAGTGTGAATCTGCGCAACTGGTCCAGTCATAGGCTGAACACCAACGATTTCGTTGGCAATAACAGTTGGCATCACACGACGGATAACAGGTAGGATAACACGGTTAAGTGTTGCTACGTTACCAGCAGCAGTAGCACCAGATGAAGCATTTTCAGCTAGGTACTTTTTGGTATTTTCTAATACCATTGACATTGTAGTACGACGATTACCGCTTAAGCCTTCCAATAGGGCTGCTTTGGTTTCGTCCCAACGTCCTTCAATTAGTTCTTGTGTCATAGGGTCTTCTCCAATTAATTAGTTTCTTATTAGTCCAGCCAGACGCTTCATTTCAACAATGTTGCTTGAACTCTGATCTGCTTTAACAGTACGATCACCGGTTACTTCAGTGCGAGTTTCTGCAATCATTTCCTTTTTTGCTGGAGTTGATGCAGTGCCTTCCATAACTGGATTGAGATACTTTTTAAATGCTGCGTCTAATTTATCTGTTGGGACTGATTCCAGCAGTGTTGACATCACAGCGGCTTTGTCTTTGCTTAGCGGACTAAGCAAATCGTTGATTTTGCCTTTTCTTTCGATACTTTCGTTGATGCGGCGTATTTCATCATTTTTCTTCTTAACTTCAGTCATTGCACGTTCTGATTCTTCACGAGCTTCACTAAGTTGATTCATCACTTCATGCATCTGCTTAGTTAACTTCTTGATATCAGCACGTTCGTTAAGATAACTTGCACCAAATTCAGTTGCAAAAGCTTCGAAAATCTTACGACCGAAGTTGTTTTCTTTTGCTTCTTGAATATCAGTTTTAAGTTGATTTAGTTCTGAACGTAGATGATTTGTGACAGTACCTTCTACTAGCGCACTTGCTTTCTTTACAAAAGAATCACGAAGTGTTTCTAGTTTCTTGCGTCCTTCAGTTACTACTGCAACCTTAGTACGTGCAAGATCAGCCTTATCTTGTGCAAATTCTGCAATCTCTGCTTGTAGGTTTTCAGCAACGAATGCTTCTAACTTTCCAATAGTATTATGCATAACTGCACGGTCTTTACGAAGTTCTGAAATTTCACCTGCAAGTGATTCACTCAAGTAAGAATCAAAATTCTTAGCCTTATTCATCATTTGCTGTGTGAACTTTACACGATCTTCACTAACCAATTCACGTTCTGCTGCAATCTTACGAACTTCAGCAGTCAGTGATTCGCTAACCATCTTGTCCAGAGCCTCTACCATAACAGCACGGTCATGTGCGTAACGACCTGCCATTTCTTCACGAATTTCTGTACGAATTTCACTACGTGCTTCTTCTAGTTTTGCATTCCATGCTTCTTCTAGAGTCTTACGAGTATCTTCGTTCAGAAGTCCGCTTTCTAGTAATGGTTTTAGAGCTTCGAACATTAATTTCTCCTGAACTTATATTTTCAATTCATTAATAAACTTACGGACTGATTCCTGTAAGTATTTTTGAACTCGTTGATCTTGATTTAAATCTTTAGCCATTTCTAGTATACGATGACCACCATTCATATTCATTAGCCCTTCATAGACTGCTGTTGGGTAGGCATTAGGTGCACTAGGCTGTGCTACTATATCAACAGTTACGATATCAAAATCGCTTACTGCGCCGTCGTGTTCATTAACATTGCCTGATCCACGACTGCTTACTCCTAGTTTAACACCACTTTCTAACATGGTGCGAACTAAATTGCCCATTGGTGTAGGCAAAATCTTCATCTTTCCAAAACCATTTGGTCCATCTAACCACATTTCTGTAATCATATGGCTTACACGATCAAGATTGATGCGTAGGTTGGTTGGGTGATCTACTTCACCCAACACACTATAACCTGTTTTAATTTGCTTATTGAGTGTTTCAATAGCACGATTAATTTCAGTGATAGGATAAACACGACTGTTAGCGTTCTTTACACCACCTTGGATACAAATGCCTTTCAGATAAAGGTTTTTGCCTTCATCTGAATGACTCATTTCCATTTTAGCCTGATCGTAACTAAGATTTTCGATAAGCAAATTACTCATTATTATTCCTTATTAGCGAGGTAGAACATCTTTCTTATTGATGTTTGGACCGCCGCCAGTTGCAAACTTTCCTTCTGCACTTTGTGGTTTCTTAGCATTTGAGAAACCTTTCTTACCAGCGTCGCCGCCTGGTGCATTTAAGAATTTGTCAGCGCCTGGTACTTTGCCTTCACCTTTGCTATATTCGTTCTTTGGACCACGATAAGCCTTGCCATCTGGGTCTTCGTTACGTTGACTTTGGTTAAGGTTCTTTGCAGTTCCACCCATGTCGTTCTTGTTTGCAACAACGCTCTTTGGATTTGTTTCACCAGTCTTTACAAAGTCACCAGTGCCAGCGCCTACTGGTTTGCCATTTGGCTTTGCGCCAAACTCACCCTTGTAGAATTCACCAACCTTTTCAACGTATTCACGAACAACGCCTTCTTCTGCAAAATCTGGATCGTTTTCGCCATCACTGTGTTCTGGCTCACTCTTTTCATCAGCCATTAACTTTTCAAACTCAGCCTTGAGTTCGTCAAGGGCATCTTCAAGGTCCATAACACGGTCTTCCATGTCACCTTCACCTTCTTCATGACCCATGTCCATATCGCCATCATTGTCCATGTCCATGTCCATGTCATCATGATCACTATCATCATCCATATCCATGCCTTCATGGTCAGCTTCAATGTCATGCATCATGTCATCAGTAGAGTCCATGCTGTCACCAGCTTCATCCATGTCATGATCATAGTTTTCATCCATTTCTTCTTCCATTTCTTCAGCAACAAGTTCGTTGTAAAGATCACGGCTCTTTTCGACAACAAGATTATGGAATAGTTCCTTAGCCTTGTCGGTTTCATCATTAATGATGTATTCAATAAGTTGTTCGTAACGACTACGCATATGTTAAACTCCTGTGAGATTTTGTCCTATGTTTATATTTAATATGTAGTATTAAATACAGTTCCAAATAGGTTGATTTTGACGATTTTGTGAATTATAGACCTGGTTGAGGTGCTGCGGTGGCACCATATTGCTTACGCACCTTCATGATTTCTTCTACGTATTCAACATTTCTTTGATCGTTCATCTTACGTAGCTGATTAATTTGCGCAAGCGTAAGTTTGGTTTTGCGCAGATCATGTGTTTTTGCAACGCTATTATCACGACTTAAATCCTGATATTCACCATTATCATCATTAAACATTTCATTTAAAAGCATTGCTACAACCTCAGTAAAAATTATTTAGCGTTTTAACCGCCTGCAAGAGGTGCGCCTGCAGTCTGACCGCCAGCAGCAGCGCCGCCAGCACCACCTGTTTGACTAGGGATGCCACCAGCACCAACTTCACCACCTGCTTCAGGGGGTGGTCCGCCACCAGGTATACCGCCTTCTTGACCAGCAGCTTCAATGTCACTCAATGTTTCTAAATCAGTATTAATGCCACCTGGCGTAACACCAACATTTCGTAGGTCACTGCCTTGCATTTGACTTTGTGGTTGGTCTTCACCACGTTCTTCATGCCACATCTTTTCGTTTTCTGCCATTTCAATATCAGTTAAACCAAGATATTTTTTCATCATAAACCGTTTACTCATGAATTCTGTTGCAACAATTTGAGTAAATGCTCCAATTCTGCTTGTGTTTAATTCAATTTCACGATATGCAGCAAAGTTTTGCGGTTCATTAAAACGCAATTCAAAGATACTATTATCAAGATTAAATCCGCGCCATTTCAAAAATAACTTAAATTCATCATCAAATTTTGGCGCAATATATTTTTGTAGACGCTTGCAATACTCATTAAAACGATATTCTTGTATAAGTGCAGTAGTTACTTTACCATCTGTAAATGCTCGGTCACTATCTTCTGGTCCAGTTGGCAGATAACTACTTGGAATGCGCAGTGAACGATACAATTTATTAGTAAAATAACGTAAATCATCAATTTCACCAAGGTTTTGACCACCTGGTAACACTTCTACTGATGAACCACGACCTTCTGCAGTCTGTGGAAAAAAGAAATCTTCATTCATGCTCATTGGATTATAACTTGCATCCATAAGATTTTGTCCACCACCACTTTGTGTTGGTATTCTGCGTTGATTGATTTCGTTTTTAACACGCTCAACAAACTGCATTGCAAGATGTGCTGGCATATTACCAACATCAATTTTAAACATACGTCGTTCAGGTGCACGAGAGATACGATAGATTAGAATAGCGTCTTCTAATAGTTCTTTTTGCTTATAAACTTTAAAAATTGCTTCAAAGAGACTAACGCCAAACGGCCAGTTAACATCTAAACCTTCTGTCAAACTTAAATGAACAACATGTTCTGCTGCTACTGGAAATTCATTGTTGCCAGCACCAAAACGTGTATTAGGCGAAAATAATTCACCGCCCGCAGTATAACTGCGACTACCACCCATATATGGAGCAAATGCATAAGAATCATTTGGACCAGGCGGTCTGGTGATTGTAGAGTTTTGTAAATTAGGGTTCAAATCACGAATATAGTAGATTTCTGGAACCTTGCCTTGACTTTCGTTGACAATAACTTTAGAAACTCGATTCATTTCAGTCCAATACCACTTATAGGTTTCTGGATCACGAACAAATACTTGATCGCCGTATTTTAAGGTATTTCGGAACATTTTAAAGATGCGTTTATCAAATTCATTTAAATTATACCAACTTTTAAGTTGTTCTTTAAGAATCATAATTTCATTTTGCGTAGCATCTTCATTAAAATGAATATCAAAAGCAGTGCCTGTGTCATCATTTACCTGTGTACAGAACTCACTTAAGATATCAAGCGCAGTATTAGCTTCGCTGTCTAAATCCATGTTTTCGTACTGTGTATAACGATCTATTCTGTTCGGATGCCCGCTGTAAACATCTGGTAACATAGATTGATAGTTACGATAGGCTGCGTTTGCCTGTGAACCAAGATAATTGTAACTGCTATAATCTGTTACGCTGCCATTAACAGGGCTATATGCCCCATCACTTACAATACGCCAGTGTTTTTTCCATCCCATGTTGTGTTCCTTGTAGGATATTTATGGATATATTACAGCATCACGCAATTCTATGCGCAGTCATCTCGGTATAATTGGCAACAGATTTTGTTGCACTAATTAAATCATCTACTTTGCTTATCAAAGTAGTCATTAAATCATCGCTGCCTTGTGTTGTTCTTTGTGTTTGTTCACCAAAATTTGAATTTGCAGATAGTAATTCTGTTATTCTACTGTTTTCAGATTGTCTTGTTTGTGATGCATCAATAAGCATTGCAGTTAAGTTTTCTGGAAGAACAGCTTCAGTGCCGTGAAGTTTTGCTAGGTAACCACTTGAAGACCCACTAAAAATGCCTCCTTCAGCACCACCAGCACCAAGAGTAGCATTCATTGTTGCAATATCTTGTTCTTGTTGTTGAGTTCTTGCCTCATCTAATTTTTGACTATTGGCAAATCCAGCAGTTTTAGCAATTGCATCAATGGTTGTGTTGTTTAATTTTGCAAGATCAGAAACTTGTTCGGTTGTCATTCTGGCAAGTTCATTGGCAGCACGATCTTGTTCACTTGTACCAATCCCAATTGTACTAAGCATTCCTTTTTTCTCAGTTGATAAACTTTCTCCGCTTGCTGCTGTTTTTGCTATATTTTTTTGTAAATCAGTAAATTGCTCACCATTTCCCATAACTGCCTTAGCAGTTGCAGAAAAACCTTGAACTGCAAGTTCGGTAACCTTGTTTAATTTAATCAATACGTTCATATAATCACCAAGTGAATTTACAATAGCATCTTGCATTCTAACTTGATTTGCCATACCAATGCGTTCTAGTTCGGCTAACTTTACTGTATCTGGGTCTTTTGTTTTGCCAGCATTTTCAATATCACTCATCATCTGATTAAGTTTAGTTGGGTCCAATACTCGCAATAACAGTGCACGATCCGCTGCAATACCATCAGCAACTGGTTTTAACCCATCGCCTAAAACGCTGGCAGCAAGAGCAAAATCTTTAATGCTACGTGTTTGCGATTCAGCCGCAGCAGCGTTATCCTGTAGAATCTTTAATCCCATCTGTGCGCTTGCTGTTCCGCTATTTGCCGCAGCATATGCTGCATCTGCCATTGCTTTATAAGCAGGAATTTGTTGAGCAGTAAGATTGGTAGTATCACTTGTAAGTTGACCGCCACTAATCATCATTTCTTTAGCCATTGCTTGCACTGATTCAGGCAATGCCATCATTTGTTGACGAATAGCGTTAGCTTGCTCTGGTGTTTTATCTGCTAAAAATTGTTGATAAGCCAGGTCTTGCTCTGCTACATCTTGCTTATCCATTAAAGTTTTAGCGTCTTTGCCAGTTAAATCTGCAATTACACGCAAATTCTTTGCATAGTCCATAGTTGCTCTTGCAACTTCTGCATCACCTGTTATGCCACTACGACGTAAACGAGCACCAGTTTGTGCAATTAAACCTGGTATTTCATCTAAGGTATATCCAAGTTTCTGCAGTGATTCAGTATCTATGAGTTTAGTTACTTGTCCTATTTTTCTAGCACCAGCAGTGACGTTGCCACCAAATATAGATACTGCTTCGCTATTTTGTTTAATAGCATCCGCAAATGTACCCATTGGCAACCCTGCATCTAATGCAGCATTTTTTAATCCACTTATACCATCAGCAAAAATTAATCCTGCATTGCTTGCTGTTTTAAATGAATCTGCTAGTTTTTTAACTTCTGCATTAAGAATTGGCATAAGTTTTTGTGCAGATTCACTAACAGCATCAGCCGCTTTGCTAATACCTTCGCCAACTACTGGTATACCTTTAAATAAACCAGCAACACCCTTTGCACCTAATACTAATAAATCTAAACCAACTTTAGCATTGTTTAATGCAGCTTCTAAACCACTTGTGCTATTCTGATATGATGAAACTAATCCACCAACAACAGTGCTAGCAACTCCTATTGCTTTGCCCAATGTTTGATTATATGCATTTTGTAAACGTAAACCGCTTTCACGTAATTTAAAATCTTGTTCAATCTTTGATCGTAATTCTTTGTTATCTCCAGCAACTTTGAGTGCTTCATCACGCATTTCATTTAATTTAGCACGAACTTCAATAAAATCTACGCTGCCTGTTTTAAGTCCCTCAGTATAATGATGTAATTCTTCGTTAACACCTTTTTGTATGCGACTACGCAGTATATCTTGTTGTTTATATAAACCAAACGCAGTACGTTGATTTTCTGTTCCACTTTTTATTGCATTATCTAGCTGCAGCAAAGATTTGTCAAGTACACCATAGGTTTGGTTTATTTTTAATAATCTTTCCTTGATATCTTCAAGGTCTTTGTCACTAAAAACATTTGGATCAGCCATTTTTTACTCTTCTAAATAATAGTACACTATATAAATAGTCTATCAATTATTTATGGATTCAAAAAAATGCAAAATTCTAATCCACTATCAGCACATTTTCGCCAACCATCAATTTTCTTAAAACTTCCAAGCGGAGGAAAATATTGGGCAGCAGGTAGCCTTAACTTATCAGCAACTGGCGAAGTAGGGGTAATGCCTATGACAGCTAAGGATGAGATCATGTTACGAACACCAGATGCTCTAATGAACGGACAAGGTGTAGTAAGTGTTATTGAAAGCTGTGTACCGCAAATTACAAATGCATGGAGTATACCAACTGTTGATGTTGATGCAATATTAATCGCTATAAGAATAGCAACATACGGCGATAGTATGGATATGGAATCAAAATGTCCAAGTTGTGGAGCAGAAAGTCGCCACCAATTAAACCTTGGACCTGTATTAATGCAGATTAGAAGTCCAAATTATAACGAAACATTTGAAATTGAAGGGTTAACTTTTAAATTTAAACCACAAAATTATTTGCAAAGTAACAAGAATAATATCATTGACTTTGAAGAACAGAAACTTATGCAAGTAATTGCAGATGATTCTATTGATGTAGAAACACGCAAAACAACATTTGATGTTCATCTACAGAATATAGTAAATGTTAGTAATACACTATTGAGTAATTCTACCGAAAGCATTACTCTTGAAGATGGCATGATAGTAACTAATCGTGAACATATACAAGAATTTTATGCTAACGCCAATAACAAAATTATTAAATCTGTTCAAAAAGCACTGGGGCAATTTGCTGAACAAATAAAAATGAAAACATCAAGAGTAGTATGCGAATCTTGTGAAAATGAATATAACGTTGGTATCACGTTTGATTATGGAAATTTTTTCGAGCCACTATCGTAAACCTCACCCATGATGAAGTCATGGCGTTAGTGGAGCAATATGAAGGTGATGTTAAGAAGATAAAATCTAATATTCTTCAAATGTGTTGGCACATGCGTGGTGGGGTAACGTATGATGAAGCCATGAATATGAGTATTACTGAGCGAAACCTTATTGCTAAAATGGTAGAAGAACACATGGAAACTACCAAGAAGACAGGTCTTAATTACTTCTAATATATGTGATAGGCTTCGCCTATCAGTTCGTTCGCTGTCGCTCACTCACCTTTCGCTTCGCTCTTAATAATATTATTATAATTAATTCTTTACAGTTTCATTTAGACCAGATTTTAGACATAGATTTCCTTAAGCAGGAAATCTATGTCTGTGACGCTTCATTTGAGCCATCAAATAGACACTAACAAACGGAACTTGTTACCAAGTGGGGCGGTTAGCCGGTACCCCTTTGCATCCTGTAGATTATAACCAACGGACCCTACATATACCCTTGTTAGCGAACATATGTAAGTTGAGGTTGCTTTTTCTCAGAGCCTCATCGTTTAGCCTATCGTTAGCCAAACGTTGTCCATACAGCAATGTCGGGGTGCTGACAACCTTCAAATAGATTCTGATAAGAGGGACTATGGTGCCTGAGATGCCTTAAATAATTTATATCTGCCTGTTAATATTATATAGCTAAAAAAATCTAGGTCGAATATAATATTGTTTGCTCAAAAGAGTTTTTTCTACAAGTTGTCCTGTTTCAGGTGTATCGTATCTACGTGCCTGCAATAAGCTATCATTATATATTTTAAAAATTTTATTGTCACTATTTTTTATATGATTATAGTAAGAAAGAAAATCAGGTGAGTATTCACTGTTCATATGACTATACAACTTATGATTGCCATTACGACTATATTCATGACTATAATACATTGGCAACCGTCCCATACCTATATTCCATGGTTTATAATAAAGTTCGTGTAATTCTTTATTAATGGTACGATTTCGACCTTGCACATCATGCACTAAATCCTCTGTTAAGTTATGCAGTGATTCAAACCATGATATAACCATATGAACTTGTTTTAAGTGCAATTCTGGTAGCTGTGGACTCCAGTAAAAATTTTCTTGTTTACTACCAGCATAGTCACAAAGATTACCATCGGTGCAAAAAGCATACCAACAATTGTCTCGTAGCAATACTTTAGGTTTATCAATTCCCATTATATCACCACGATTGATTTCAGCAATAGATTCCATAAACTCTGGCAGTTCCATTGTGCAAAAATAGCGCGTAGTTTTGCCTAATTTTAGTACACCACCTGTGTGATATATCCAATCAGAACCATGTCTTAGATAGTAATTACTCAATGACTTGTGACTTACATGCACTAAATTTATTTTTAAATGTGGATAATATGTTTGTTTAATATATTTTGCATGGTTTAATGCTATTTCTACTTCTGGATCAGTAAAAAATTCACTACGGTCAAATATCAATAACTCATCTAATAATATATTATTATCTACAAAACTGCGCAATATTGTGTGACTATCATATCCACTGCTATACCATAATGCTACATAATCATATTTGTCACGTATTTGTTGACACCGTATGCGTAATAGTTCATTCCATGATACCTGTGGTTCTATGGTCCAATCTACTGTTGACCATAGATCCTCCATCCAACTAAAGTGTATGCGTGACATATCACCACCTACAGCTTCAATAGCACGCAGCTTGCTATAAAATATTTTATCGTTATCTACAACAAAATATGAATCGCTGTTGAACTGTGGCTTAAAATCAGTCATTAATACCTAAACTCTTGCAATTAGTTAACCCTACTTGTATAGCAACACGTTGCTTTGGTATATTAACAACACCATGCAGCACAGTTGTAGTAAGCAGCACCCATGTTTTAAGCGGTATAGCAATGCTATCTATTTCTTCTAATAAGCTATAATCATCACAGCGTTCGCCTTTATTGCGCCATAAAAGTTTATCTCTTTCCTTATAAAACACTGTTTTATGGTTAGGTCCACCGTTTTCTAATAGGTATATCAGTGCATAATCACGGCTTAAATCACAATGTGCGCCATTTGTATCCTTGGTTTCGTCGCTGTTACTGACCGAGATACGCACATTAGTAATATCACGGTCAGTTATATTTTCGTGTACCCAACTCTGCATCTCGTTATTTAAACTATATGCAAGCATGGGCGCATTGGTTTTTTCTACACCATCTACTAGAATTTTAATAGTTGAAATTTTATTCCAATGACCAGATGGCATACTATCTAACTGTGTGTCAATACTATTATATGCCTTATCAATAAGTTCTTGTGGAACGGCTGGTAGATGGTCTAATATCTTATAATACCAATTATGCATTGCTTGTATCCTTTATAAATTCGCCTTTAAGTTTAAATGGGTGTTCTAATCCAATATGAAATGATATTCGTTTAGATGTAAGTTGGTCAATTCCGTGTAGAATTCTAGAGTTTAATACAATCCATTTACGCAAAGGTATAGTTACACTTGATATTTCAGTAAGCAGTTCATAGTCATTACATCGTGTTTTTCGTTCTCTAACTGAAGGTTGATTTATTTCATTATACCAAATAGTTTTTGGTGGTGTTTTGCTACCACTTTCTAACAAATAAATTAACACATAATCTCGTGTTTTGTCAGTGTGTGCGCCTTTGTGGTCTCCATCAGTGTTGCTTACTATCTTAATATTGTTGTGACCTTTTTCTGTTATATTTTCTAGAAACCAATCAGTTACACGATTTGATACATTAAACTGTATAAATCCCACACTGTTTTTTTTCAAACCATTTACAATATCCACTTCTTTTGCGCTTTTTGGCCACCACCAAAATTTTTTATCAGTATCCCACTTTTCTATAGAAATATATGCTTCATCTATAATATCTTGCGGTATATGTGGCAAGTCAACAAATTTATAATACCAATCATACATGTTTTTTCCCTTAATAACTATATTTGTTTTTATAATATTTTAAAATATTATCAATAATAACACCACTGGTTGCAATAACAAATAATGTAGCATACATCTGGTCTACATCTAGTTTACTTTTTGTATCCATGATATAACTACCTAATCCAAAATAACCACCTATACTGCCAAATACTGTTTCAATACTGATGAGTATACGCCAGCTATTAGCCCAACTCGTGCTTATAATGCCAATAATATTTGATATTGCCGCAGGCAAATATACATGTCTTAACGCAAATCCAAAACTCCAACCAATGTTTTTAACGTGTGGTTCCCATAGACGGCTTACATTTTGAATTGCTCGCAATATCTGTATGCCACTAATCCACAATACACTCCATACTATCATAATATAAACTGTAGTTAAACTTAGTCCAAAAAATAAACTAATAAAAGGTAATACTACAAAACTAGGCATAGGCATAAAAATAGTACTATATTTTTCAAATAATCTTTGTAAAAATATATTTTTAATAATAATAACTACTATACTAAAGGTTAGGAATAATCCGATTATATAACCGCCTAAAAGAGTTATTATTGTATGTGCAAAGCTGTTCCAAAATTTAATAGTGCAAAATAATCCTATTAGTGCTGATATTACGCTATAAACATCAGGCAGTATAAGCGATACACTAATATACATGCTTAAAAATTGCCAAATTGCAAATAATATACATATTGCAACTATATTATTCCATAAAGAATTTTGTGACATCTCTTTCGCCTGTAATATCTAATATACCGTTTGTTGTTAAGTTTAACACAGTATCGCCTATTTCAATAGCTTCAATCGGGTTGTGTGTTATCCATAAACAACTTAAGTTACGATTAACCAATATTCTTTTAAAATCTTTTATAACATTGTTACCAGTATACATATCAAGTGCACTGCATGGTTCATCACACAGCAATACATTTGCACCACTACATATGGCCCTTATAAGTGTAAATCTTTGGCGCTGTCCGCCACTTAAATTTAAAGGTTTAGAATCTAGCAAATTTTTTAAATTCCAATCAACAACAATATCATCGTATGAGTATTGGCATACTAAATCAAGATTTTTTTTTATTGTATACCAAGGAAATAACTGATTATTATCTTGAAAAACATTAAAAGTTTTATTACACTCAATTTTACCACTATATTCTAATGAGCCGCAGATAGCATGTAATAAACTGCTTTTACCAATGCCACTACGACCCATTATTACTGTGCAGGTGCCAGGTTTTACCGTAAAACTTAAGGGTGGGAATAACTTACTTTTTCCGTATGAAACTTGAACACCTTCACAATATAACATTATTTTACTAAACTTTCATCCCAAAGTATGTCATGTACAGTTTTTCCTTTTCCACCCCCACTTAAAATACCAACACGATACATGAAATCTAGATATTTTAGACCGCTATCGGGTTTGTACTGATAAACATCCTTATTTTCTTTCTTTTGTTGTAATATTTCTTCAAGTGTAGGTGAGGTAACTTCATCTCGCTCCATGAATACTTTTACCATAGGTTCGGGATTTTTTTCCCATAACTGTATAGCTTCTTTTTGAGCAGCTATCCATGCACGTGCTAGTTTTGGATTTTCATCAAGCCACTTTTTAGTACTATAAATAACATTAAGAACACCAACGGTTTTATTTGGGTCTTCAACATGTGCTACTACTTTGGCACCTTTGCTTACAGCAATATTTTGCCACGGTACACCTACAATAGCACAATCTATTTCAGGTTTATCTTTTGTAAGTTGTGCAACTGCTTGATCTCTTGGCATGGCAATAATATTTGATGTAAATTTATCATATTCTTTATCCCCAAATTTTGCAGCAGAATACTGACGTAGCTGCATGTGTTCGCCACTATTCAAACCTTGCATAGCAATTCGATGCTCTGGTTTAATGTCAGCAAGAGTCTTAATTTGTAAATTATTACATACCATCCACTGGTCATACTCTTCAGCACCAGCTACTAGTCGAACTAAATTTGGGTCTTTGTCAAAAAGAATACCAAAACCATTGATACCACCATAAATTAAATCAATCTTGCCAGCTAACATCATTTCATTAGCTATCGTTGCTGGTAATACATCAACATACTCAATTTTTAGATCATTAATTCCTTCTGCTGCTGCGTATTTTGGAAGTAATTCAGTAATTTTATACAGCAAAGGAACACTGCTAGCATATTTTGTCATAT